ACGTGAACTCCAGGCCTGAACATCTCGCAATGGAAACCGGAGGCGAGAAGGGCGACGGCGTCTACCGCTGGGATGAGCCGGGTCCATTGGCTGGAACAATCGACGGTGAGCCGTGTTTCCCAGGTGAGGACGTAAATTGCGCGTGCGTGAGTTGTCCCGTCGTTGACCTGGACGACGACAACACGAATTTCTGGAACGAGAACAGCGACGAAGAGGAGGCCGCATGATGTCCAAAGACGACGCCGAGAAAATCGGCACATTGAAGGCGCGTGCCGATTGGCATTCGCAGAACGGCGAACACAAGGAAGCCGCCGACGCTCATTCGGAGCGCGGGAACATCCACTTGGCGAACGGCGAGAAGGACGAAGCTTGTGACGCCTTCAAGACGTCCATCGACTGCTTCGGCAAAGCCGCAGGGGCTACCGCGAAGTAAGGCGCCATGCAGGTCTGTTTCGCCACCGACTACTCCACGATCAGCCAGCGCACTATCACGGCTGACGGGTTCCTTGTTGTGCCTGGCGTGATTGCTAAGGCCAACAACGTCCAGGAGTACTTTGCGGGCGAACTAGACTTGCCAGGCGATCCTAGTCGTATCGTGCGGCTGTATCGCCCGCTTGACGAGGTGGCGAAAGCTGCACCGAGCTTCGCAGGAAAGCCGATCACGAACGGTCACCCGCCCGGGAAGTGGGTGGACGCAGAGAACTGGAAGCAATACGCAGTTGGCGATTCAGCCGACGTCGAGATGGTCGGTGATGAGATGCGCGCAGTCCTCACCATTCGGGATAAGGCGGCAATTGAAGACATCATGAGCGGCCGTAAGACCGGCCTCTCCAACGGGTACAAGTTCGCATTCGATGACAAGCGTACGACCACGCCAAGCGGTGTGGCCGTCGACGGGTGGATGGTCGATATCCAAGGCAACCACATTGCGGGAGTAGAGCGCGGACGGGGCGGCCCGACGTGCGTAGTGGCAGACGAAGAAAACGAGAAGGAGACAATCAAAATGAGTACAAGGGCAACCAAGATCGGGAAGCTCTCGTTCGAACTCGACTGCACCGCAGCCGATGCCGTCGACGTAGAGCGAGCCGAGAAAGACAAGTTGGCGGTGGACCTCGAAGCCGCCCTGAAGATGGCGCAAGAGCAGGAAAGCAAGGCGATTGCTTCCGACTCTGCCAGCAAGGAACATCTTGCGCGTGCGACCGCACTGGACGCCGAGGTGAAGGCGCTCAAGGCGACGCCGACGGCACCAGACCCTGCGGTGATTGAAGCGCTTGCCGAAGAGCGGGCGACTGTCGTTGCAGACGCGGCCGTTCTGGCTCCCGATCTGAAGACGGCCGGGCTTGCGGTTGACCAGATTCGTCGGCAGGCACTGGCCGAAGGAACCGCAAAGAACGCTGGCGCCAAGGTCGCAGTCGATGCGGCCCTAACTGGCGTAGCGGCTGACAAGGCTACGAGCGAGATCATCAAGTCCGCATTCTCGGTCGCTGTGAGTTCCGTTCGTACCGCCAAGGCGGCCGTTGCAACCGACTCCATTGCAGTCGACATGCTCCGCGCCGGGAGTGGGCAGGAAGCCGAAGACAAGTCGCAGGTGGCGGCCGACGACGGTAGCGACCTTGTGGGCTACGAAAGATACAAGTGGAACATGTGCCACCCCAACAAGAAGACCGCCAGCGTTTAACGACGGCAGTTCAATCCAACAAGGAGAAATGAATCATGGCTCAACCAACTCTGTCAACTGCCGGCGGCTTCCTCTTCGCTATCGGCTATGCAGGCCAACCGGCCAACCCCGAAGAGTACTCGGCATTTACTCTCGACAACGAGAGCACGGCAAACGGCGTTGATAGCGCTGGAATGATCGACTTCGGCATTGCGGTAGCGAAGGGCACCAAGACCGGCTGCTGCAAGATCATCGCAGCCGACGCCGACTTGCCCATTGGCATCACGGTTCGTCACATGTCCGACCTCACGTCTACGTTGACCAACAACTACGTCGGATACCCAACGTCGCGCCCCGTCTCCATCATGTACATGGGCGACATCTACGCCACGGCCTACGAGACCGTGAGTGCCTTTGACCAGGTCCTCAGCGTTACCGCCCAAGGCGGGAAGCTAAGTGGGCCTACGGCTGGCGTTGCGGGTTCTGGCCGCGTGGCTGTCCCGGACGCGTATTGGGCTACGGCTGTCACTGCTGGGTCTGTCGGGCTTATCCGATTGACTGGCGTCTCGAACCCGAAGACCACGACCTAAGAAAGGCTGGAAAGAAATCATGTCTCAAGGAAAGAAACTGGTCACTGTAGCGGACGCCGCTACCGGTCTTCTGATGAAGAAGGCCGTCGACGAAAAACGCTGGAACACGATCAAGGAAGGTCTCCTGTCGTGCTTCCACAAGTTCGGGAACGACGCTCTCAACGAGATGCAGATCAAGCACGGTGCGGACTCGCAAGAAGGCGTTGCCTTTCTCGTGAGCCAGCTCGCATATACCGAGCAAACGACGTACGACCGAGATTATGCGGAATGTCAGTTCCACCAGCTATTGCCCGTCACTGCCGAGGCCGGCGCCGATGCGGCTTCCGTCCGTTACCAGGTCTACGACCGGGTTGGGCAGGGCAAGCGCATCAACGGAGCGTCGCGGGATATCCCCTACGCTGACTCGTCCGCATCGACGGTTGAGTTCGGCGTGGTCGACGGTGGCATCGGCTACCGCTACAGCCAGTCCGAGCTGATTCAGTCGGCGCGGCTGCTTCGCCCTCTGCCTTCCGAGAGGATGGCGGCTGCAGTAGAGGCTTCCGAGAAGCACCTCAACCAGGTCGCCATGTTGGGCGAGCGCACCGACGTTGCTGGAACCGCCAGCTTCAACGGCCTGCTCAATTACCCAAGCGTGACCACGAAGACCTGCGGAAGCACTGCGGGCTACACGGGCAACTGGGGCACTTCGAGCACGACCGTCGACAGCATCCTCGCCGACATCAACAAAATGTGCTTGGACTACTGGACGGCGTCCAACTACACCTTGCTGCCGAATGTGTTCGGGTTTGATCCGACTGCGTTCTCGGTCTTGTCCACGCGCTACAACTCGCTGGGCACTAAGACGATCTTGCAACTCGTGCAAGAGGCGAACATGACCACGGCGCGCACCGGGGAGAAGGTCCAGATCTTCCCGATTCTGCAAGGTGCGACTGCTGGTGGATCAAGCAAGCCCCGCGCGGTGTTCTACCGCAATGAAAACCGACGGCTCGTCTACCACGTTCCGATGCCTCTGCGCTTCCTGGCTCCTCAGCCCGAAGGCCTCGACATCTCCATCCCCGGTTGGTACCGCTACGCCGGCCTCAACGTGCGCTACTTGTACTCGGTCGCGTACCTCGACAACGCCTTCTAAGAGGCAATGTGACGCCCTCTGCATTCAGACTACGCTTCCCCGCCTTCGCGGCACTGAGCGACAGCACGATCCAGAATGTTTTGAATCGTGCTATCCCGTTCTTTGACGTCGGCAGGTGGGGCGCTTTCTATGCAGAGGGCCTTGCAAACTGGGTTGCTCACAATCTGATCGTAGATGCCTTCGAGGGTGGGCAGCCTATCGATCAGGTTGATGGCAACGACGCTACGGCGGAACACTTTGCTTCGATTTCTACAGTCAGACACCCCGAGATTTTGCTTCTGTCTGTGAACGACCCGATGTACCGGACCACGTACGGACAGCGGTACGTGTACCTACGAAAGCGAGTGGGACTCGGCGGCGCGGTGGTGTTCTAATGCAGCCTGCGGTGGCTCGTGCCAGTCGCACGGTTGAGACACAGGTCCGCAAGTGGGGCGCTCCCATGACCTTGCGGCGCACCGTGATCACTTCGATTTCTGCATCTGGAGCTGGCACCCAAGGCGCGCCATTGACTAGCCCTGCCTTCGGTGTGTTTCTCCCCCTGTCCGCGTACACCGACAACCGAGAGGAGCAAAAGTCGCTTGCGCAAAAGCAGCTCCGCTACCTCGCGTTTTCAGCTCGCAATATGACATTGGTACCTCGCCCGCACGACAACGTCCTTGTGGGCAGCGATACGTACATGGTCGAAAGCTCCACGCCGCTCAATCCTTCTGGCGATGCAATCGCCTACCAATCTCTTGTGGTGAAGTTGTGAGCAAGTCGTGGGCTGCTGATATCGATACTTGGGCACAAGGCGCGACCAAGAGTATGGCTCAGGTTCGAAAGTTCGTGATCGTCAACATGCTCGGGTCCGTCGTCAAGGACACGCCCGTGCTTACTGGCATGCTTCGTGGCAACTGGCAGACGTCCATCGGCGCGCCCAAGGAAGGCGAGCTTCCGCTTCGTCCTGCGAGCATGGCGATGTCTGAGATCGCAGACATCGCTGGCAAGGTAAAGGGCGACGAGACGGTCTACTTTCGCAACAATCTCCCGTACGCCGTCGCAATCGAGTTTGGTCATTCCAAGAAGCGACCCGAAGGCATGGTTCGCAAGAACCTCGCCAAGTTCTCCCAAATCGTTAAGCAAGCCGTGCAGCAAGGGAAGCTATGAGCCTCCAGCTCGTGCACGATGCGCTCGTAGCAGCGGCCGTGAGCGCAGTGGGGGCCATCCCTATGGAGCGCGAGAACTGGGACTTCCAGAAGCCGACGAATGACAAATGGACGCGGCTTTCCTTCCTGCCAAACGTCCCAACCGTTGAGACTCTTGGCACGAGTGGCGAGGACATGGCTACCGGGATTCTCCAGGTGGACTTCTTCTATCCGAAGAACACTGGCGACGCCGACGTGGGCATCGACACGGAGACGTTCCGCGCGGCATTCAAGGCGGGTAGCAGCTTTGTTTCTGGTAGCCAAGCGGCGCACGTGAAGAGCTGTGGGCGCTCGCCTGCACACTACGATGAGAATTGGTTTTTTGTGAGCATCACCGCCGAATGGTGGGCTCTGGTTCCACGATAACGAAAGGACATTCCTATGGCCGACGGCTCACAACACTCTTGGGGACTGGTACCAGAAACCGTTTACGGTGTTCCTGTCACGACTCCGGTCTTCGCGAACGTCCCGATCTCGAAGTTCTCGGGCGGCATCTCGATGACCAAGCTCGTAGACGATACCATCCGAGGTGATCGTCAAATCACCGACGTTCGCAATGGGGCTATCTCTACGAAGTTCACGGCCGACGTGAAGCTTCGCCATACCGCCTACGATGCCATGCTTGAAGCGCTCATGTGTGGGACCTGGACCACCAACGTCGTTCACCAGGGGGTCACCTACCGAAGCTTCACCGGCGAACGCCACTTTCCCGACATCCTCGACAAGCCGTATCACCGGCAACTTGGCGTCGAGATCGACAAGCTCTCACTGAAGGCGGCGAAGGATTCGCTCATCTCGGCGACGTTCTCTTGCCAGGCGCAGACGGAAATCGACGCGGCGGCCATCATCACCGGGGCTACCTACGGGAGCATCCCGACGACGACCGGCCCCTTCGACTCGTTCGTTGCAACTGTCAGCGAAGGCGGGTCTGGCATCGCCGTCGTGACCGAGTTGGACATCGACATCAACAACAACTTCGAAGACCGAAGGGTTATCGGGACTCGTCTCGGGCGCCGACCCTCGAAGCTTCTGTTCGACGTCAACGGCTCGCTAACGGCGTACTTCGAGGACTGCTCTCTGTTTGACAAGTTTCTCGCCAGCACTGGGTCCAACCTGTCCATCGTGTTCACCGATCCGTCCGCAAACACGATGCAGTTTTCGATCCCGAATATCCTGTATGTGGACAGCGCTCACCGAGACGTCTCGGGGCCAGGCCCGATCATGGTGCCCCTGAAATTCCAGGCTCGCCTTGATGGCGGTACCGGCAACACCCTTTCGATCACTCGTTCCTCGTAAGCCAGCAAAATGGAAGGGAATGAAATGCACAAGATCAAGATCATCCTGCCAGGATTCACTGACGCTGGGAAAATTGAGATGGACGGCAAGCCTCTATACGTCTCCGACATCAAGCTCCACGTCAAGGGCGGAGGCGGATTCGTAAAAGTTGAGATGACGATGACGGCGGATGTCGAGATCGAGGGACATCTGACAAACGAAGAAGTCATTCACGTCGACAAACTCATCACGATAGACACGTACAACAACCCGAAAGCTCCACCGATACCTGAACCAAACCTGAGTCATCGCAGAGACACGATCCGCACCTAAATCGAAGGAGCAACCAAGACCATGGCAAGTAAGTCGAAATACTTCACGCGCGCGCGGGCGAACACTGGCGTCATCCTCAAGATCAAGACGCCAGAAGGAGGGGACGCAGGCGACTGGCTGCGCGTCCGGGGTCGCGACTCCGACGAATACCACCGAGAGAAGACGGAGTCAGACCGTAGGCTGGTAGCGACGTCCGCCCTTGAGAGGCCTGCCGACCGAGTGGCCGCAGGAATCGAGGAAGACCTCAAGACCACTGCCATCCTAGTGAGCGAGTGGAGCTTCGAGGAGCCGTGCACGTTCGATGCCGTGGTGGAGTTTCTTCGAGAATCGCCGCAGATCAAGACGTCCATCGACATGCTTGCCTTCAACCGTGATCGTTTTTTCGGGGCAGAGTCGAGCTTCTTGCTCGACATGCAGAAGCGAGCTTCCGACTTGGCAAGCCAGCCAAAGCCGGAGGGCAATCCCAGCGAGCAAACCTAGAACAGGTAGCAGCCACATGGAAAGCGCAAGGACGAACCGACAGACCGCCGGGGTTGGACTTGCCAGAGTTGCCCGAGGAACTAGCCTACGTTTGGGGATGGTGGCACGAACTCTACGCGGGGGTTGCTCTGACATTCTCGGAAATCCGCAACTGGTCAGACGTTACGGGGACGCCGATAGCAGGGTGGGAAGCCGACCTGCTACGTTCTCTCGACAGAATCTTCTGGAAGGTGCGCAATGAGTGAGCCTCTTGAGATCAAAGTCACATCGGACGGCGTAGCCGTTGCGAACACGCGCCTCAAGGACTTGACCGAGTCGGCGAAACAGACCGAAGCCGAGGCGGACCATCTCAAGGCGAAGGCTGAAGGGGTCAACTCGAAGATGGCCGAGCTTGGGGCCAGCGTCGAGAAGGCATCAAGCAAAGTCAAGGATCACACAGCGGCGCTGAAAGAGCACGGCGATGTTACGAACAGTTTGAAAGATTCCGTGCACGAGCTTGCAATGGAATACCTCGGATACGAGGCCATCAAGCACGTCATCGAGAAGACGATGGAAGCGACCGTCGTCTACGAGAAATTGCAAGCGCGGCTCGAAGGCGTCGAGGGCAGCGCATCGGGGGCAAGAGAGAAGTTTGAAGAGTTAGAGAAAATCTCCGACAAGACGATGGCCACAGATGAGCAGATGACCGAGGCTTACATCCAGCTCAGCCAACGCGGGCTAGACCCTTCGTCCGCCTCTCTCAAGGCATACGCCAATATTGCAGCAGCCACGGGCAAGGGGATCGGTGACGTTGCCGAAATGGTTTCGCTGGCATCGATGGGCGTATACCGAGGGCTTCGCCAAATTGGCGTCGGAGTCGAGAAGGAAGGGGATCAGCTCAAGGTCACGTTTCGCGGGCAAGTCACTACGATCCGCGATAGCTCGCAGTCAATCCAGGACTACCTCAAAGGGATTGGAGAAGTCCAATACGCAGGAGCCGCCGAACGCCAGCTCGACACGATGGGCGGAAGCCTCAAGAAGCTTGATGAGTCGTTCGAGAAGCTCTACCGAACCATTGGAGAGAGCGCGATTGGTGACCTCATCAAGACGAGCATCGGCCTGGCTGCCGATACTATCGAGGGCGTAACGGTCGTACTGGACACCCTTCTGTCTGGCTTCGCGAAAGTGCCCGCTGAGATGGACAAGGCGAAGAAGGCAAAGCTTGACGCGTTCATGGCTTCGGCTCCGAAGGAAGATGGGGAGGAGGCGGTTGCAGCAGAGAAGGCCGATAAAGAAGCAGCAGCGGCGAAGTCTCGCGCGCAAAGCGAAGGTAATGCGGGATACAAAAAATTGTTTGAGGAGAACGCCCGTATTATGGCTGACAAGGCAGCCCAAGCTCACGAGCTGGCTAGGAAGGCTACCGCCGCCCGTATGCAGGACATCGCCGACGCCGAAAAGCAAGCGGCACTAGGAGAGACGTTCTCTAAGATTCAAGAGAAGGTAGACGGCGACCAGGTAAAAAAGCTCAAAGAGTCCAACAAGCGCCGACAACAAATCATAGACATGGCCGCAGAGACAGACGAGGAAGGCAACAAGAAGTTCGAGATGGATGAAGGCCTAGCACTTAGCCAGGAAGACTTAGCTTATGCAAAGGAAGTCAACGGAGAGCCGACCGTCACAAAGAAGAAGAAAGAGCCGTTGCCAGATCAGACCGACCCAACGCAGAAGTGGCGCGACGAACTGACGGCCATGATCAACGAACAGAAGACAGAACGGGAGAAGCTGGACGACCTCTACAATCACAAGAAAATGCTTGTGATGACGTTCCTTCCATTTGCGTCTGATGCTGCGAACAAGGCCAACGCGGATAACGAGCGCACGTATGCCGAAGACAAAGAGGCGTTGGAGAAGACGCTAAACGCTGAGTACAACGCTGTCAGAAATGCCCTCAAGAAAGAAGAGGATGTCGTGCGCGATTCGTACGAAGAAAAGCGCAAGGTCATAACGAAGGACAAAAGCGGTGATCACACAGACACCGAAAAGGCCAAGGTTCTTTCTCAGCTCAAGGACAAGGAATCCGCTGAATTGATGGCCATCAAGGACGCCAATACCAAGAAGCGAGACGCTGTATTCGCTGCGTACCAGACGGAAGAGGAAGCGCTTCGCAAGACCTCGGCGAACCAGATTCGCGCCATCCAGGAAGCCGAGCAAAAGAAACTCATCTCTGTCAAGGAGTCTGCCGCCCTCCAAAAGAAGGAAGAGCAAAAGCTATCCCAAGACCTGTTGCAGCTCGACCTTGCACGCGCACAGATGACAGCAGCCAACGCAGACGCGATGTTCGGAAACCTTTCGCAAGCTGCAAAGAACTGGGGCGGGGAGCAGAGCACGGTCTACAAGGAGCTGTTCGCCGCGCAAAAGGCGTTCTCGATTGCATCGGCAACGATGGCCATGTTTCAAGACATCGCAGCGGCCAACGCCGTTGGATTCCCCGCGAACGTCCCGCTCTACATGAAGGCGGCAGCAGATGGGGCGGCTGTGCTAGCGTCCATCTCCTCGATCAACTACACGGGCGCGCACGATGCTGGTGGAAGCATCCCTGCCGGTTCCGTGGGCCTCGTAGGCGAGCGTGGCCCAGAGCTTGTGCGAGGCCCTGCCAGCGTTACGAGCCGGGTAGACACCGCGCAGGCGCTGCAAGGCGGACGAGACCCACACATCACGCTGATCAACGCCATGGACGGTAGCGACGCTGTCCATCGGTACGTGAGCAGCACCCAAGGCACGCGAACATACTTGAACTTTTTCCGAGCTAACTCTCGCGAGATTCGCTCGCTCCTGGGGGTGCGATGACCGTCCTCGCGTGGCCATTCAAGCCGAAGATGCGAGCCGTCGAATCGCTCGAATGGAAGACCGACGTCATCCACCCAAAGAAAGCGGAGACTCGTAGCGCGATCCGCATTCACCCGCGTGTAGAGTATCGCTACCAGTACCTGTTCAGCGCGGCTGATTACGGCGCGGCCCGGGAGCTTGCGCGCACCATCGGCGGCGATTCGTTCTATGTCCCCGATTGGCCGAACGGCACGCAGATATCGGCCATCGGGGTCGGCACCGTATCGCTTCCTGTGGATGCCTCGCATTCTCCTGCCTACGGGAGCGGCGGCCATGCTCTGATTTGGGATAGCAATTCGGTCTACGAGATTGTCACGGTTACCTCTCCAGGTACCGGAACGATGGCCATCAGTGCGACCACGGGGGCCTATTCAGCACCGTGGGTTGCTCCGGTTCGCCTCGCCGTCTTCCCGCAAGAGTTCGCCGGCGACCGTGGCCCATACGACTACGTCGAGGCCGAGACGGTTTCTGTGTCGACCATCACGGAGGACCTATCAGGAGCCAGCGGAGGGCTGACCTACCCAACGTATCTCGGCGATGTGGTCATCACGGACCCAGCAGAGATGATCAACGGCTACAAAGAAGGAAACATTCGCGAGGTTGAGCCGGTCGATTCGAAGGCAGGACCGCTCTACAATTACCCAATCTTCGCTACGCCAAACTTGAACGCAAAGCTCGCCTGGACGGTACAGAGCGCGGCTGACCTGTGGGCTCTACGGGTGTTCCTCCACACTCGCAAGGGGCAGCAGAAGCGGTTCTGGACGCTCTCCTGGAATCAGGACGTTACCGTCACCAAGGACATCGTGCCAGGCGACGGCTTCCTTCAAATTGCGGCCATCGGATTCGCCACGAAGTACCCGTTGAATACCGACATCGGCATCGTCACTTCGACGGGGGCTTTCGTCGGCATCCGAGTCACGAGCGTGACGACCGTTGGTGGCAACGAGAAGCTGAACTTCGCCGGGTCATTCTCTGGTGGAACCGTTCCGATCTCGAGCATCGCCGCCTCCTGCAAGATGACATTGACTCGCTTCGCATCGGATAGAATTGAGATTCAGCATCTCCCAGGGCGCCAAGCGACCATCGCAGTCGCGACAGTGGAGGTCCCGATCTACCCATGACCTACGCGACTCAGGAAGTCTCGGAGCAAGACGGCGCGCCAGTCCTTCTATACTGGTTTCAGCAAGGCGCCACCGCGTGGTACTACTACGCAGGCCCGGGGCCATATCTCTACGGCGGGAACTGGTATCAGTCCGAGTCGATCAACAACCAGGGTATTTCCTCGACGGGAGAGATCAACAAAAACCCGATCACGATCACGCTACCCATCACCAACCCGATGGCGGCAGGCATGCTACTCTATGCTGCTGATCAAGTCACGTCGGTGACGGTTTTTCGCACGCACGTCGGCGCGTCGACGGGACTCATGCAGTTCAAGGGCCGCGTACTGAGTTCCCCCGCCTCTGTGGCTACAGTAACGCTTAACTGCGAGAACGCATTCGCATCGATGCGACGGCAGGGCCTGACGAAGGTCTACCAGCGCACGTGCAATCTCCAACTGTACGGGGCTGGGTGCAACGTTCCCAAGGCTGGCTACGGCTACTCGGCGACAGTCACGAATGTGACTGGCAACGTGGTTACGGTAGCGGCTGTTCCTGCTGCACCCGCGAGCTACGTTGGTGGTACCATCCTAGCGGCAGACGGGACCCTGGGCCAAATCATCGGACAAAGCTCATCGAAGCTCGTGCTGACGCTGTCCAGGCAAGTGACGTCGCTCAATCAATCGTTTCTTGCGAATCCTGGCGGTTTCACGGCGACTCTCTATCGAGGCTGCGACAAATCAACCGACACCTGCCGCGATGTTTTTCACAACCTCGGCAACTTCCGAGGCTGGAAGGGTATTAACGGAGTCAACCCAATGAGCCCATCGACCAATGGCTACTAAGGCGGTGAACTGATGGAATGGGTTGCACTCGGTCTCACGATAGCCACTTTTGTCTATTCGCTGTACCAGCAATCGAAGACGAAGGGCGCGCCGGCACAGACGCTACAGTACGCAGAGATCCCAACTGCGAGCGAAGGCGTCGCTGTTCCCGTCGTATTCGGCAGTGCGCTTGTGACGGCGCCCAACGTGACTTGGTTCGGCGACAATGGCCTCGACAACAACAGCGGGTTGTCCTACGCCTACAGCCACCCGCTCGATGGGCAGCTCTACTACAAGGCAAGCATGCAGATTGGCATCTGTTGCGGGATGCTGGATGCGATCCTTGATGTGTATTCTGGGGGCAAGTCGTGCCTCGTTGGGTTGATGCTGGATTCGGCACACACTGGGCCGCAGAATCAAGTCGACCTCTACTGTACCAATTTCATCATGAATCTCGGCGCCACGAACAACGCTGGTGTTGATGCTGGGGTAGCCGACTACCTGGCTGGCGCCATGGGCCTGCCTGCCGCCGATGGCGGTCCTCCAGGACTTGGGCCTGGCAATCGCCCTTCGATTGGCCCGAAGTACTACGGTGTGGCGAACGTCGTCCTCATCAATGCGCTTCTCGGGACGCAGCCGAACATGAAGCCGTTGACCTTTGCAGCCAAGCGCATCCACACGCGCGACTGTGGAGCGACTGCGCAGTGGTACGACGCCAAGTCGGAGATTCCGCGCGCAAGCCGAAGCCGCATGGACAACTGGAAATACCAGGTGCAGACAATGTCGGTCGGTGACCTCTACTCCACCATAGGCTACGATGACGGCTTGTGGCCGCAGGGGCCTGGAGGCTTCGGTAATAATTTTCTACACGTCGACCAATCGAACATGTCAAGCGGGTTGGGCACGGCGGACTATACGACAATTCCCCAGGCTGGCGTCTACACGTGGCTGCAAGCTGCCGACTGGCCTGGCTACGTCATCGGCGACGGTACGTACAACGGATTTTTCAGCGTTGCGACGGGAACGAAGGTTTGGATCCGCTGGCACTGGGCGGTTCTTCCTGGCTATCCTCTCAACGTGCAGTGCTGGCACGACGGCAGCGGGCGACTGTGGTTCAACGGCAATCCGATCACGCTTTACCCGGCTTACCCCAACCTTACGAAGGAACACTACAAGAGCACGGCAACCATTCCCGCCAGCATGATCAACACGGGTGGGGACAACGTGATCTCGTTCTGCGTGACTGCGGGAATCAAGCCCGACGGAACCCCGTGCTCGAATTCGTTCGTGTACGCTGGACTGCAAGTAGGAGAGGACAGCGAGTTTCCTGCGGGCATCGCCAACATGAACCCGGTCCACATGATCCACGATGCATTGACTGATAAGGACTGGGGGACGATTCGGTGCAACGATGCCGATATTGACGAGACGTCTTTTCGCGCGGCTGCCGATTACTTGCACGACGTTGAGGGCTTCGGGCTTTCCACGCTGTGGTCGCGTGAAGGATCATCGGAGGACTTCATCAACGAAATTCTTCGCCACATCTCGGCCGCGCTCTACATTAGCCGCACTACGGGGTTGTGGACAATCAAGTTACTGCGGAATGACTACTACATCCCGGGTCTGGTAGTCCTCGATGAATCCAACATCGTGAAAATGGAGAATGCCGGTAGAAAGCAAATCGGCGAGTCCATCAACTCGGTAACGGCGACCTTCACGTCGACGATCAAGGGAGACCAGGGCTCGCTCACGATGCAGGACGATGCTCTGATAGCTTCTCAAGGCGGCATCGTCTCGCAAAAAATAGACTATCCCATGATCACGTCGCCCATCGATGCGAGCAAGGTGCTCATGCGCGACCTTCGGGCGCTTTCCTCGCCCATCTTCGTGGCTGACATCGAGTGCGGGCGACAAGCCGCAGACCTAAACCCAGGCGATGCATTCGTCTGCAACTGGCCTGATCTCCAGGTCTACAGCCTCGTCATGCGAGTAATAGGAATCGACCTCGGCGACGGCCTCAACAACATGATCAAGATCAAGGCGTCCGAAGACGTGTTTTTCATGCCCAAAGAGGCGAGCCACATCCCGCCCGCGCAAGTCCCGAAGGTGCAGCCGCGCTTGCCGGCGCCCACGTTGACGGGAGACACCTACCAGACGATGCTGACCTATGACCCTCGCAACAAGGGCGCAGTCGAGTGCCTGTACACGTCTGGCTCTTCTGAGTTGGGCATGTTCGACCCAGGTGAATGGACCGAATGGCCTCCAGGGACTTTCACACGCAACACGGCCGGGCCACTGACGACGGTCTTCTTCGATGGGATCGATCCAGGCGCGACATCCACAACCGGATCCTCCTGGCTACTCGGCAAGACGGTCCTAGGCTGCAAACCATGGCAGGTTGGCCCTCCTGGATTATCGGATGCCGGTCTCTTCATCGTCGACGACGTCGGGGCGCACTGGTACCACTACGGCCTGCCAGACCAAGCATACATCACAACCCACGCCAAGCTCCACCGAGACCCGCGCTATCTCAACAGCGCGGACTTTGTCAACGGAATGGTGTTCATCTCCCAGCAAGGCGTCACCTACGGAGGTCACTACATCCAGCTCGCGACGCCGAACATCGTGGTCGGGACAACGGGCCAGCACTGGACCGACCAAGGGACGACCTTCGCTTTCTCGAATCCATACAACCTGGTCCGCAGCGACCAAATCGCGGGCCTGACCTACTCGCGCGATTCGATGCTTCAGCAAACTGTCACGTCGGTAGGGAGTGACTTCCCTCACGGCTTCGCCATGCTTGCGGGAACGCCAGGCGTCTCCAGCATCCCGGCAGGGCCTTGGGTCGTCACGCCCGGCAACGTCACCCTAAGCGGCGGCGACGTGGGCGCGGTGACCAGCATCGGGTTTAAGATCTTCCAAAGCGGCGGAACTACCCCCGGAGTGCTGTTCGAGCTGATATCATCGCCACTTGTAGCAGGCCTCCAACTCGTCCAACCGCTTACGTACTCTGCACCGCAGATTCCTGTTGACATGACGGGGGTTCTCGTGCTTATCCCGACGGTGCACACGACCTCGGCAACGCCCGTCACGCTGTCGATGAGCTACAGCGGCGGCGCGACGGTGCGAGTACGCATCCCATGCGATGCGACCACCCGGAGGACTGCCCAGCTCCAAGGCATCGGCAACATCACATCACTGCCTGATGAGGCATGGCTGGATTCTACGGGAACCTAAATGCCAACCCTTCTCGGCGTGCTCTACGGGTTCGGCACATCTCGCAAACAGCGGGTGCGCGGGACGGGCACGTTCACCGGCATCGATGCGACCGGGCTACAGGGTGGAGTCTCGCTCAAGGTGTTCTTCCGCGAGGGGCGCACTATCCAAGCGATGGCCAGTCCTGCTACCGGCGCACCCATCGTCATCGACTCCGCAGGCACAAGTTCGCTCGTTTGTCCAGCACGTTCTATTGCAAATTTCACCTATATCGACGACTCGGGGACGACCCCTTACTGGCAGTACGAGGGCGGGTCAATCGGTGGCGGCGGGGGCAGCTCCACTCCAGTCGCTGCGCTCGTGCGGACCTTCGGAGATATCTACCCCGCGCGCGAGACGGTGGACACGGTCAAGGACCAGTTTCTCGGCGACTTTTCCCCGCTGCCGGCTGGGGCCACGCCAATCGAGCTGACCGGGATGGCACGCGTCGATACCGGCTACACTGGTACGATTTCAGTCATGGTAGGCGGCGCCTGGGGCGCATCCGACGGTCTCCCGGCCACGACGATCACGATTACTGGTACAGGGGCCTACGCGCCCATCATGACGACGGGAAACTTCACCAACCCGACCGGGCGCCAACCTGTCAAATTGGTCATGCACTGCTCGAATGCGGCGCACCCGTGCATCCTGGAGGGCGTCTACCTCACTATCGGATCAGGCGGTGGCGGGATAGGTCCGCAAGGCCCCCCTGGGGGCGGCAGCGTACCAACCGGCACAGGCTTTCGCCACGTAACGTCAGGCACGGAAGACGCGGCCGCGCGTGCCATCGCAGAGAGCGACGTCACGAATCTAACCACGGACCTCGCCACGCTCACCAGCGCTGCGGCTGCTGCGTCCTCGGCGGCATCGGCTGCCTCGCATACCCCATTCGGCGCGGACACCGCTACGGCCTCCGGCTCGCTCACTATCCCCGCCAATTGCCGCACCCTCAAGGCAACTGGCACCGAGGATTTCCTCGGCATGTCGCCGGGCAGCTTGCAGCCTGGGGACATCTTCTACCTCACGCTTGCCTCGGCGCGGATTGTGCGCAACGGTGGGTCCGTTACGTCTCCCGTGGTGCCATTGTCGATGAGTACCGGAGACATCCCAGCCCAAGCTGGGGCAGAACTTACTTGGCAACTTGGGCCGGGCGGAACTTTGTGGAAATTGAAAGGCGCAGTTTGATGCAAAAGAAGGCTATTGCCGTCGTTGTACTAATCCTTGCTGTCTTCGGGCTTTCTGGACCTGCTTTCTCGTGGTCGATATTTTGCCCCCTGGATAGCACGGGAAAGGTGGCGATCACATACCTCCCCACCGGAACGACGTCCAGCACCGTGGCGATTGGGAATGATTCGCGTATCACGGGGGCAGAGCAGACCGCGAACAAGGGCGCGGCATCTGGCTACGCCGGGCTCGATGGTACGTCCAAAGTCCTCTACGCGCAGTTGCCCACGGGCACGACGGCAAACACGGTCTTGCCTGGTAATGACCCAAGCGTCACAAATGCACGGGCACCTACCGCCCACGCGTCCACGCACGTGTCTACGGGGTCCGACCCTATCGCCGCAGCAGTGGCAGGCGGTGCCTCCGGGCTTCTAACAGGCGCTCAGGCGACGCTTTTGGCGAATACGTCAGGATCGAACTCGGGAGACGAGACGCTTTCCACGATCAAGACCAAGCTCGGCATCACAACGCTATCCGGGGCCAACACGGGCGACCAAACTATCAGCATCACCGGAGATGTCACCGCTTCGGGCAGCACGGGTGCGCTCTCCGCGACGGTAACCAAAGTCAACGGCGTGCTCATGTCGACGCTCGGCAGCGGCATCCTCAAAAACACAACCGGCACGGGCGCGCCATCAATCGCCGTCTCTGGCACGGACTTCAAGACCATCAACTCAACGTCCATTCTCGGCTCTGGCGACATCGTTGTCGGAGGAGGCTCTACCCCCACTGGGACCGGGTGGCGGCACGTCACGTCGGGAGTTGAGGACGGCGCAGCGAGCACTCCCACGGCCTCAAACGTGGGTCTGGGTAGCGTCACCAACGCCGCGCAGACGCTGGCGAGCATCGTGCCGAACACGGTCCCCGCAGCGGGCGCGCTCCTCGTTGGCAACGCAGGCGCGACGGCCTACGCTTCGGTCGCAGCGAGCGGCGACGTCCTAGTTTCGTCCACGGGAGCGCACACCATCCAATCGGGGTCTGTTACCCTCGCCAAGCAAGCCAACCTCGCGGCGAACTCGATCCAGGGCAACAACACCGGAAGCGCAGCGGCCCCCATCGCCCTCACGGTGGCTCAGACACAGACGCTCCTTCTGTCCCAGCCGCGCGGGTACACCACGACGTCGATGGCAGGCACGACCACAACCTTGACCAATTCGAGCACTCGGCTTCAGGTCTTCACGGGGTCTGGAGCCACCAGCCAAACAGTAGTTCTTCCCGATGCCACGACGATGGCATTTGTGGATAGCGAGTTCGAGTTTGACAACGCTACGTCTGGAACTGGATCGCTCACGGCGCAAGCCAACGGCGGGGGCACGCTCTACATTTTCGGGCCAGGAGGGGGAGGCCGCGTCTCACTCCTGACCAAATCGGTTGCCGCTGGCACGTGGGAAGTCGACGCCTACAATCCAAACCCAGCCAGCGGAAAAGTCCTCAACGTCAGCAACAGCTTGACCCTGGCGGGGACCGACGGAACGAAGATGACGTTCCCGGGTTCCTCTGCCACCATTGCAAGGACAGACGCGGCGAACTCGTTCACTGGTGTACAGACGATGACCAGCCCCGCGCTGACCACGCCAACCATCGGCGGTGTCTCCACGTCGGGTGTCACGGGGTCCGTGAACGTCGTTCTGTCGACCTCGCCGACGCTGACGACGCCAGTCCTAGGAGCCGCAACGGGGACGAGCCTAGCGGTTACAGGGGCAGTAACGTCTAGCGGGGGAGGCATCGGATATGTAGCAGGGGCGGGCGGAACAGTTACACAGGGAACAAACCGATCCACGGCTGTGACTCTTTCGAAGCTATCTGGGAACATCACGATGTTCTCTGTAGCGCAAGCGTCGCAAGCTATCGTCACTTTCACCCTGACCAACACGTTCATCGCGGCAACAGACAACCTTCTTGTTACGCACATCAGCGCCACCAATGGTGGGGCATGGACTTTCTCGACAGTTTGTGGAGCTGGGAGCGCGACGATCACGGTCCGCAATGTGACCGCAGCGAGCATCACTGAGGCCACGCCGCTGCGCTTCACCTTGATCAAGGGGGCGACGTCGTGAGCTACGGCATACGCCGAAACGCAACCCACGACGGACGAGCGCGCCGCAAACTAAGGAGCACATGAAACGCATACAAGCTTCCCTGATTCTCACCGCGCTTCTGCTGGCATCGCCTGCATCGGCGACCATCACAATCAACCCAGGCACCGACGGCACAGCAGGCCCAAGCGGCGCCGCACAGAGAGACGCTACCACCATCTCAGCAGCTCACCCAAGCGGGCAAACGTATTGCTCGCAATCGGCTGCGGGCGCCATCATCACGTGGCCTAGTGGGGCTATCAGCGAGGTGGACAACTGCGCAAGCATCACGATGACGAGCGCGCTGGACATCATGCCAGCGGCCAGTACGAGCGCGCCGGGCGTGGTTCAGATAGGCACGGGGGCATTGCAGTGCCTCGCGGGGAACACGACGATCAGCGTTGGCGCTGGGCTCGCCATTACCACGGGGACAAGCACGGCGACCAGTACGAGCGGCGGCGTAGGCAGCGGCGTAACGATCACAGCCCCAGGCTATGCTACCACCGGAACGCTCACCAACTACGCCACCACGGCATCTGTCACCAGCACGCTCACCAACTACGTACTCACCTCGACGTTGACCAACTACGTGACCACGGCGGCTCTCACCAACACGCTCACGAACTACGTCGGCCAGACGGACACGCGATTGACCAACGGTAGGAACGCCACTAACACATACACGCTCGTCTTTCCCAACGCCACGAAAACGATATCGAGCGCGACCGCGACCGCGACAGTTACCCAAGCGGACATTGCTACGGTCACGCCGTCAGCAAGCACGATTCCGATGGCGAAAACCAACAGCACCATCGACGTGGCATGGATTCAGCAAGCCAGCGCGAGCCAGTACGGGACCACGGAAATCTACAGCAGCAACCCGGCCGTCGATGCCTACGCGGCAGCGGTGGGGACGTCGCTCCTGTGCTCCCCCGGTAACCACGTCCACCCCGCAGGCTACGCCAAGGGACTCTACGTCAACGCAGGAGCGGCCACGGTCGACAGCACGGCGGCAGCTACTCCCACGGGGGCAGGCCAGATTTTGCAAACGACGGCGGCCGGCACGATGGCTTTCGCGGCGGCACCGACGGTGGCAAGTCAGTTCGCGAAGTCGAGTGCCGCGAACACTTGGGCATGGGGTGCGATGAGTTCGGCGGATGTCACGGGGGCACTGACGTTCACTCCGTTAAATCCGTCCAGCGGCGTTACCGGGACAACGGCCTGGCCTTCGTCGATCACCCATGTCGGCGGGCAAGCGACGGCGATCACGGCGGGCGCAGATGCCACCACGACCGTGCACGGACTGATGCCTTTCAGCGACAAGGCGAAAGAGGACGCGTTCACGGGCGGTGCTACGAGTACGGCAGCCCCGAGAGCACCTGTCCTCGTTGGTACCGCAACTGGGCTAGGTACGAACCCTTACAGTGTTTTCGTCGCTGGCAGATACGCGTACACGGCCAATTTCGGCAACGCGAGCCTATCAGTGATCGACGTGTCGACCCCGAGCGCACCTGTTCTCGTTGGTACCGCAACTGGGCTAGGTGCGCAACCTGCCGGTGTTTTCGTCGCTGGCAGATACGCGTACACGGCCAATCTCGGCAACACGAGCCTATCAGTGATCGACGTGTCGACCCCGAGCGCACCTGTTCTCGTTGGTACCGCAACTGGGCTAGGTGCGCAACCTGCCGGTGTTTTCGTCGCTG